CCCTACCATACGGAGCTGAACCAGGTCCCGGCCAACCGCAACTTTGAACTGCTGGGGGCTGGCGAAAACGTGCCGGAAGCGCAAGCCATTTCCGCAGATCCCGTTTCTTCAGACCATACGGATACAAGCATTACGCTGCCGGCGCCCAGGCCCATCACCATTCCCGTGCCGGAATTCATCCACCTGTAACTTTTTCCCCTCATGCCTTCCCCATCCCAGGACACGGTAGCCTGCACATGCCCGTCATGCGGCAACCTCTTCGCCGTGAAGGCGTCTTTTCTGGGACGCCAGGTAAAATGCCCCATCTGCACCGCTTCAGTCACAGCCAGGCAGGAAGAAAAGCCCCTTGAACCGGAAGTGGTTTCTTCGCCCACTCCTACTGATGATTTGAAGCTGGAGCCGGAATCTGCCGTGAGCGTGGCAGACCTGGAAAAACTGCTGCGTGACCACGGCGTGACGATGCCCCAGGTAGTGAATTTCTGCCGGGGCCGGCAGATTTATTACGTGCAGGGAGCCAGCCGGGAAGAGACGTTCCCGCCCAAGACGCTGGAGTGGCTGGGGGGG